GATACCATGTCCTGACAAGAACTTACCAAACGCTTGCAGAGGCATCTTCTCACCTTCAGCACGACCAAAGTATGACTTGGCAGGGACTGACAGGCGGTAGATGTTGCCACCAATGTCGTTCTCCAAAGCCACAGCCAAACGCTTGCTGTAACGGCAGGCACGAGCCTTACCATCGCCAGAGCCTTCGATGTTCTGAGGGCAGGTAGCGCATGACTTGCTTTGTGGGTTAGCCACTTCTTCGTTGGGCACTACGCCTTCAGCAGACCAGCACGAGGGCTTGATGTCTTTGCCTTCTTCATACTTATCTGCGTAGAACGTACGGGTCACACCTTTACCAGATGCAATCACCACGAAGTTCATGGCACGCTCTTCGTTCTTGGCAACTTCTTCGCCGCCTACGACCATGCGCCACACGCCGCCTTTGATTGAAATTTGTTTACCGCCAGAGCTACCTGCGATGTCTTTGGTAGTGGCGTCTGCGGCTTCGCGCAGGTAGTCAGGGATAACGGAACCGGATTTGAAAAGTGTCATGTTACTCATTTTGATTTCCTTAATGGGAGGTTACTTAGATGAACGGCGAACCGTGATCGAGTATTTCGACTCGATATTCACACCTGCGGGCATTTTGTCTGGGTTCTCTTGGATGAACTGGGCGAAGTTACCTTGCGCAATCCGACGTTCGAGAAGGTCAGGGGCATCATGCTCACGGATGAATTTGTACATACTGTCCCAGTCACTGGTCCAGTAGCGTGTTTTGACTGCTCGTGTGAACGAGCCATGTTGGGTTTTGCCACCGTCTTGGCCGGTGGTCTTGCAGATTTCTAGAAGCTCTTGCTCCACGGCGGCTAACTGCGCGTCGAGGTCAGCAATCTCAGCTTCCATCTGTTTCTTGCGGGTTTCTTTAGCGTCACGTATTTTGATATACACATTGACTAACTGGCTTGCATCCATATACGACCTTTGATTTACGTTGAACTTGGGTGGGGATACTGACCGCTCGTCCGCAAGCCTTACGACTTTGCACGGCTTTCTCCCCGTTTTTTAGAAATTATACACTGTCAAATTTCAGTGTCAAGCTCTTGTTTGTATAAATCTACCAAACTTTGATGCAAGTCGATTTTGTTCTGCAGCATGGTGTACATGCGGCGCTCGACTGGACTGCCTTGCAAGTGCGTGACTGTAACTTTGTTTGTCTGCCCTGCTCGGTGTGCGCGTGAGTTAGCTTGCAGATATATCTCAGTGGAGCTTACTGGACCCCACCACACAACTTGGTCTGCACGAGTCAGCGTGATGCCGTGTGCCGTAGCCTGCGGAACCAACAACAAGATGCGTGGGTCGTCTTCTGTCTGGAACTGTTTGATGATGTCTGCTCGGCGTGTAGAAGCAACGCCGCCATGAATTGTCTGCACTGTGTATCCTTCTTTGAGCAGAGCATTCTCTACCATCTCAAGCGTGTGACGATATGGGATAAACACTAATATCTTGTGATCGGTTTGCTCAATCACATTCAGCAGTTCACTCATGCGATTGGCTACATCAAACTCAACGACGCCCCCATCATCCGTATACACCGCCCCTTGCGCAACTTGTAAAAGTTTATTGAGCATAGCCGCTGCGTTGACTGCCGTGATTTCTGAACCGGCAGCGATGGTCATCATTTGTTTCTTAAGAGCGTCATAGTACTTAGCCTGCTGAGCCGTCAAGGGAACTTCACGAGTGGAGTACAACAAGTCTGGCAAGTCCAAGCATTCTGCTTTGGTGTATCTAATGGCGGGCTGCAACACTTGGTGGACCATCTGCTGTGCATCTTGTCTCGGCACCCACTTGTACTGCGTGAGCTTAAGCATCACCTTGTCGCGGAACGCACCAAAGAAACGCGGTACTGAGTCAGGGGTCACAAGCTTGGCCAAGCCGTATGCGTCAAGGGGGGACTGCGATGCCGGTGTACCCGTCATCATCCACAAGCGGGTAGTAGGTTTAATCAAAGCGGCAAGACACTTCCAACGATCAGTCTGCACACTCTTAACGGCATTGGCTTCGTCGACAATGACAAGATCAAACCCGCCCTCTATCAACTCCTTGTTTACAACCTTCACACCGTCAAAGTTAATGATGACAAACTCGTAGTCACCGCTAATGACTTTTTGTCTTTGTGTGCGTGAGCCTTGTGCAATAGCAACAGTGCGGTGCATGACTGTCTTAAATAAATCAGATCGCCATGCGGTGTCCATAATGGACACTGGGCATACAACAAGCACTCGCTTGACCTTGCCTTGATTCATGAGATAGTCAGCCGCCCACGCCGCCGCACTTGTCTTGCCTGTGCCTGCTTCGTTAAACACAAAGCAACGTGGATGCAGGGTAAGAAACTCCGCAGTGGTTCGTTGGTGATCGAACGGGGTAAACATTCCGGGCCACTCGTAGCGACCAAGAATGGGGCTAGGCACTTCACGAATACCTAGATTGCGTAGCAATTGCACTTCGTCAAAACCCCAATTCACTAGCACTTGGTCAACGTCACCGTTGGAGCCGAGTATCTTGCTTTTAGGAATGATTGAAGTGATCTGTGGTGCTTTGCGTGTGTTAAACAACAAAGCTTTGTTGTCGATGATTTGCATGATAAATTTGAATAGAAGTGACAAAAATAGCCCAGTAGCACTGCTACTGGGCAAACCCATTAACGGGAGGAGAATGGAACCAAGGAAACAACTCAGCAACTGCTCACCGAGTGATTCAATCCTACATTATTTTTTACGTTCGCGCTTAGAAATTTGTGATTTCATTGCACCATTTTTTGTACGGGCAAAGCTGCGATTGGAGTTATCCGTAGAGGCACGGAGATTGCCTAAACTGGAGGTACCGCCCTTGGACATAGCCTTCTTATGGTCTACATCCACGTCGTCGGGTAGGGTGCCGTGAGCCTTCTCGTAGGCACGTCGTGCCTTGTGTCTTTCGGACTGAGCTGCGAGCTGTTTGGGCGTACCCTGATAGCGCTCGTACTCTTGCTTATAGTTTCTTTTAGTGGCCATTGTGGTTCTCACACGTGGTAACTGGGCAAAATTTGCAGAGGGCCGAGCTCTTGGGATTCCACACCCCATGCACCACAGCCGCTTCGATTGCACTAGCCCTGCCAGCCCATTTCGACAGGATTTCAGGCAACTGTTTCCGAGTGTACTCAGACTTGATGACGTCGCCAACTACAACAAACAGCAGTGCCCCCCTGACGGTATTTACGTTGGGATGGTGAATCATCACCATAGCTGCCATAAGTTCTAATTGAGCGCTGTCTGCATACCGGCTTGACTTGCCGGTCTTATAGTCGGCTACCCTTGCAATGCCCTTTTCGTGGTTGATTGCGAGATAGTCGGGGATGCCTCGGAACCATACATCTTTGTCAAAGAACCCGCAGGGGGTAAAGTCGGCTCGGATACCAAGTTTTTCTTCGCAACGGACGTCGCCTTTGAAGTTGGCAAGGGGCTCCACGAATGGTTTGTAGTGCGCAAAACTCGCTGGAAGTGGTGTCTTATCACGGATGTATTCTTCGAATGCCTTGTGTACAGCAGTGCCGTACATGGTGGCTTCTGTGTCTTTAGATTTAAACTTTTTGAGTATCTTAACTTCGTGGTATCTGCGGGGACAGCCTTCGTAGTCTTTGATGCCTGAGTAGGAATGGGCTAGCGTCATGGAAAAAACTGGGTTGATTTTTGTACCCCCGAGTGTACCAATCAACAGTCCCCATAGGAAGCCCCTACGCCTGATTCGCAGGCTAGCGGTAAAGTTTGCGCCCACTTTGGTCTCCATGACATGCACTCCTCAACGTATCGTTGTGCTTCTTCTTGTTCTTCAATAGGTGCAATACAAGCCACAGCATCGTGGACTGTCAACACCACCTTGTACTTCTTGCCGATTCTGAGCATCTGCTCCCCAACGACCTGCCTTGCTACAGCCTGACACACGTTCTCCACAACTTTCCCGCCGTAGATATACACGGGTAATCCCTTAGAGAAGTAACGCCACTGATCTTTGCCAGTCTTTTCGTCAGTCACTTTGGCTAGGTCTGGGTACTGTATAAACAACCCACTGGGTAGGGTTAACCCCTTGCCCGGCACAGCCCTGATAAGCCCTTGCTCGTCCACTTGGAGGCCGTTACCTGTACGCAACGCAATCAGCGCCTCGTCTGCCCTACGCCACAACTCAGGTATTTTGTAGTAAGTGTTCCTGTATGCGTCGATGATGCGTTTTGCCTCAGCCTCGGTTACTTCAACACCGGCCTGTTGCTTGAGGAATATCTGTAACTTCTTGTGCCCAACGCCGTAGCCTGCACCAAGCACAACGGTCTTGCCGACCTGCCGCTGACTGGCTGAACCGGTCGTAACTTGCTCGGGCGGGATGTTGTAAATCTGGCTGGCCATCAGGCGGTAAACGTCCTGCTTGTTTTCGAACGCTTGCACCAACTCCTGCTGTCCTGCAAGCCAAGCTAAAGTTCTAGCTTCGATCTGCGCTGAGTCGCAGTCAATAACTACGTACCCCTTGGGGGCCTTGATAGCCTTCTTGATTTTGCCTGCGTTCGTACCGCGTGATGGTAGGTTCTGCAGATTTACAGAATCTTGCCCAGACCACCGACCAGAGTGGGCACCGTAGTAACGCAGAGGTACAGGAAACCTGCCTCGAGTAGACATACCAATAAAGCGCTCAGTGCGAGTCTCCTCAATTGTCGTCTTGTTTCCAAGGCGGGCTGCGACAAGCATTTGTACTCGTTCATCAGGGTGCTCCTCTAATGCTTTGAATTCTTCGTCTGTCTTTGCAAATGCGTAGGCTAACTTGCCGGTACGCAGGCTTGTTTTCATGGGCGGTACAACGCCGTAGTTCTCGAGTACTTTGGCAAACTTGTCGTTAGACATGAGTAGCTTCTTGATGCCATCCATACCTTCACTAAAGATTGCGTGTACATACTCGGGGTCAGCGTCCTTCAGCATGAAGTCACGCACAGATTCCATCAGCGCTTCCTTGGCATCCTTGACGGCTTCCAAGTGGTCAACCAACAGCGTCTTATCTAGCTCAAGTACGGGTTCAATGAACATACGCAAAGTCATGTCCATCAGTTTCAGTTCTTGTTTAGGGAAACCCATCGCCATGTATTTCTTGAACAGAGTGTAGGTCAACTCGGTATCGTTGATGCAGTATTTAGCGTAGCGTGACAGTTCCTCGGTAGAGAAGTCAGCGTAGTGCTTGCCCTTGGCTTGTAGCACCTCATCACCCTTGGCTCCGATACCCATGCGTTCAGCTTGCTTGGCTAGGCCATGCGCCTTCTCGTGTGGGAACAACGCCCGTGACATACCGAGCGTGTCAAACCAAGCCATAGGGTTCACACCATACAGCCAGTTGAGAACGGCACCATCGAACGCAGTGTTCTGTGCAACCACCATCGCATCAGACCAGTCGAACTCTTTGAGCACCTTCTCAACTTGAGGCTTGGGATACCACACGGTTACACCATCGTCCACTTTGATCGCAATGCCAATCATCTCAAACTGAGGCGACCGCACATACTCCTCGGTAGGAATCTTGGTCAGGGAATACTCAGTTGAGTAGAAGCATTCAAGGTCAAGGGTTACTATTTTTGGCATATTCTTTTCGGAACTCTTCGTCGAGTATTTGTTGGGCTTGCTTCAGCATGTTCTGTGGGGCGATCATTGTAATCGGCCCTTGCATCAACGCTTTGCCTGTATGGGGGTCGTATCTATTGGTTGCCTTGTATGTCACCGTATTGGTTTCCTCTGGCTCTTGTGCGGTTAGCAATGTATGAAACACCTTGGCTTCGAACCGTGACCGGCGAGCTTCTTTGTATGCAGCAAGCAACGCTTCTTTTTCTTCAGGCTCCAAGTACCACAGGCGGTGTACGTGCCCATCTTGCGGTTCGGTTAGCAGATTGTCGATTTTGTCTGTGATGTCGTAAAACTTTGGACGTGGCAGTCCAAGCCCTTGGCGGTCGCTTATTTCTCCAAAGAAATCCTCGGGGTTCGACTTAAGTCGTTCAATAATTACTTGTACTGATTGCATCATTTGGTTAATCCTTTCGCCATTTCAATATGCAGTTCAATGTCGGCTAAGTTGGTCTCGTTTATGACCAACGCAACACCCCCGCATTGTGTAATTTGTTTTAAGTTCTTGTCTTGCAAGGCAGTTGTCGTACCCTTACCCGCCTTTGCTTCGATTGCAATAAAGTACCCATGCACACAGCACAGGAAGTCAGGCACACCGCTGTTACCGTAGCCAGTACCAATAGGCATGGCGTAGTAGATGTTGTGGGCTTTCAAGATCGCTTTGATCTTGGCTTTGACCTTTGACTCAGGGGTTGCTGCCATCTTCGACTACCTCAATCAGTTTGGATAAGTAATGCTGTGCTTTGCGTAAGTCGTCGAGTCCGCCCTTGTCTTTCCAACGTGATACGTATTTCACGATGTTGCCTTCAAGGTAGCCCAGTTCGTTAGCCACAATGTAATCCCATGGCTGAATGGCTTTGTCTTTGTAGTGCGTACCTGCAACCTGCACATCGTTTGCGTTTGGGGCTAGTGTGAGTTCTGTTGCTAGTTCAATCATTTAGTTTCTCCTGAAGTAAAGCGTCATAGTACTGCTTGGGCATCGGGGCTTTCTTGTCGAGGGTTTCCCTCAACCACTCCAAGCCACCAAGCTGTTTAAAAATTATCCACTGCTTGTCACTTAAACGTACGTATCGTACCTTTAGGGGGGCGGGGGGCTTTGGTCTTGGCATGTTCAAGTGTTCCTTCGTGTTTGTTTGGTTGTCTTTCCTTGGCTCGTGTGAACGTGCCAAATTGTTTGTAGCCTAGGTCTTCTTTGCTTTTGATCTGGTTGCTTGGGTTCTTTGCACGAAAGTATGGGTCGGCTGCAAAGATACTTGGGCGGTTAACTTGCGCTAACTCTTCCCATGGGTTAAGTGTTTTCATACAACCTCCTTTAGTTGCTTAGCCAACGATTCACACTCATCAATGCAGAAGTCCAGTGATCTAATCACATCGCCTTCGAACCGCAACGACAACGCGCTTAGGCTTTTGTACTCGGGGGCCATCAACTCAGGGTCACGCGCATCACCAAGGTGCGCGCAGTCATAACCGAACCACCACAAGTCGTCAGCTTCAACAGGGTATTTGCCATTGCAACCGGCAAAGGTCAGGCCGCCATGTACATCAACGTCAACATCATCATACTCAACGCCGTAAAGCTTATGCCCTACCGGTATTGCCACGTACCCACAGCGGTGTCCCATGGGGGTAGCGCACACCACAGCACGGTAGCCTGCCTTTGTTACCCAATCTTTTTCTGTAGTCATACTAATACTCCAAGTTGTCCAAGCGCTTTCTGCAGTCCCGCTAGTCCACCAACACGTTGGTCGTTAATAAAAATCTGTGGCATCTGCCTTGCATCGGGAAACTCTTTGAGTAAGTTAGCCAAGCGTTCGCCCACCATGATGTCAACGTCAGCATACTTTAAGTTTGCAGCATCCAGTATCAGTTTCGCTGTCACGCAGTTGGGGCAGTTTTCTTTTGTGTAGATTGTGATGTTGATGTCTTTCATTTCTTTAACCCTCTAATTGTTTGCGCGCACATACGACCAGTCCAAGTCGGATGGTCTTCACACACCTTCGCCGCCTCTTCAAGCACTTGGTTGCGCTGTGAGGGAGATACATAAACATCGTAATGGTAAGGTTGCCCTTTCAGATTGTTCTCACGCTCAATGCGCTCGAACTCATCGTCTTCGTCAGTGTGAATCATGTGTTCTTCTCCTTTAGTTTGGCTTCAATGGCTATGGCAAAACGCAAAGTGTCATCGTGTGGGGAAATACCTTCTTGAGACTTGACTGTGGCTTCACAAATGTCTTTTTCCGTCAGACCAACCCATGTGCGTGGGGCTGAATACATCTTGTCTCCTAGCGATGGAAAAACTCCATCAGCCCACTCAACACGCCCCCAGTTTCCAATAGTGGCAACAAGAAAACGCTCATGTACTGGCTGTGTATACAAAGGCCACACCTGACCAAGCGGTGTAAACAAAGGGCAGTCTTGATCTGTACTGACCACGCCATTAGACGGGTCGTACCATGCTATTGGCTTCATGTGTTCTTCTCCTTGAGTTTTGCTTCGATGGAGTAAGACAACCAGTTCACCGACTTATTACCCTTCACCATCTCGCGTGACAGATCGTCAATCTCCTCATCCGTCAGCCCAACCCAAGGGCGAACGTAGTCTTGAATGTCGTCATCGTCCTTCATCTCGGTGCGTCCTCGTAGTTGTCAGGGTTGAACTTCGGGACTCGGTTTCCCTTGTCTTTTGGGTTTGGGAATGGGGGGAAAGGCCATGTCATACCACCGCCGAGTCCTGTTGGGTTTCGTATCGTTTGAGTTCTACATCCATCTGCACAATTAAATCAGCCAAGTCAGACTCTAGCAAATGAACTTGTTTGACCCAACGTGCAACGGTTAATCGTAAGTCGTGCAAGAACTCTTCCTTCATGTGTTGGCTTGCCATTACCTCAGCCACCATGCGATACCCACCACCCGAATCACGATCAGATTGCAAACTAACAAAAGCACGAATATGCGTAGGTGTTGAATCGCCCACAGTAATCTTGCACTTTTGAATCAGCGACCTAGCTTGTTCCCTACGGAATTGTTTGGCTGCTTCTGTATCGTCCCACTCAAAGTAGCGATGCAAGATGTTGGTCTCATCTTTAGCTACTGCAATCACATCATCAATCAACAGCACCCCACCATTTTGGCGTGCCATCTTTTCTAAATACTTACGTTCTTCATTCATGATTTCTCCTTGTTAAAAATAAAATGCCTGCCTTGCAAGGCCGTACCGCGCCATACCATGCCGAGCCAATCCCAGCCTAGCCTGCCTCTCCACGCCAAACTCAGCCCAACCGCTCCGCGCCATGCCACGCCTGCCAATCCTTTCCTTGCCAGACCCGGCCTCTACTTGCCAGTCCATGCCTGCCATGCTTTGCCGAACCAATCCGGACCCTACCAAGCGCCTCCATAACGAGCCGTGCCTGCCTTGCCTTACTCCGCCGAACCACAACAAAACAATCCGGGCCTGCCATGCCAATCGCCGCCACACCTCACAGCGCCTTGCCACTCCGTGCCTGCCTCGCCGTACCCGATCGCAACTCACCCGTCCGTGCCTCGCCTGCCTTGCCTTACCGAGCCCAGCCCAACTCCGCCGCGCCGTGCCCCGCCTAGCCTGCCGTACCAAACCAAACCAAGCCGTAACGAACCGCAACGCGCCTAGCCCGGCCTGCTTAGGTGTTCAGCTTATTCGATGCTGAACTTGGCTTTGACTGCGCTTTCGTTAGCGCTCTCTACAACACGGAACAAACCAAACCCACATCCGGCACTAGCCTTACTGTCAGGACGACCTGCTCCGATACCTACTTGCAAACCGCAACGGCTCACAAGGTTAATCACATCTGCTGTCTTAAATTGGTCCATGTCAAATCGGACACGCAGTTTACACGCCCACTCTTTATACATCGGACGAGACCGGACATCGACCACGCCTGTTGCATTGCGAGTGTGTGCTGTATACGTATCGCTCTTACCATACACACGAACCAAAGGAATACCATCTTGCTTATCCCAACCATCGGCTTCAACAAATGTTGACAGCTTGGCCAACGTCATCTTGAATCCAACCAGTCGGCATGCGGAGATCATTGCTGCCCTGAATGCGGCGGCGTTCATACCCTCCCAACCCTCCATACTGCGATAGCGTGCATCCTCTGCTTCCTTCTCGTAGTCACGAGCATCACGCACCTTCTTGCTCTTAGACGATGGACCCTCTTGCATCTTCGCCATAAGCTCCGCCTTCTTGCTGAAACGCTCAACCACCAATGGGGCAATGCCTTCAAGGTACAAGTCGATTGTTGCGAACTTGGGGGGAGAGATTACATAATTTGTTTCGATTTCTTTGGTAGCCATTTTTAACTTTCGTTGATTTAAATTGAACGGGTTTTATACTGCGTCGAGTTCGATCAGTATTTGGTCAGTGATTTCGCGCACTCGGTTTAATACATCTTCGAGATCAGCCTTGTGTTTGAAATCATTTGTAATTGCCAGTTTGATATTGGCTAGAGCCTTGTACATCTGAGGTCCTTTGACTGCGTACAAAAGCTTTTCCTCATCTTCTGGGTAGTTGAACTCTAGTACGGCTTTCATTTAGATAAGCCGCCGAAGTACTTGTGCAGCTTGCTATACAACTCATGTGCATCACTTAGGCTAATGTCATCCAAGATGGTTTGTATTTTTGTGCGATATGGTTGTTTAACCAAACTAGCTACACCACCCATCGCTTCCGCTGCCATTGCTAATGCTTCTTCGCTTGGTTTGGGCATACCAGAAGTTCTAAGCTTAGAAGTTTTTGCTTTCTTTTCCTTAAACACTTTAACCGCTTTAAGCGGGCTGTACTCTTTAGCGTTGGGATGTAGACCGCCTGAACTATCTCTCCAAATAAGTCCTTGGCGCGTCATTTGGCTTAACAGAGACGATGTGGACGATGGCTTAAATCCTTTGAGCCCAAGTAGTCGTATGCATTCTTTCTTAGAATTTCCGGGGTTGTCACGCACGAGTTCAAAAGATGCACGAGATGTGTTAGTTGTTGGTTTAAACACGGTTGTTTCCTCAGTTGTTTCAGTTGTGGTTGTTTCAGTTGTTTCGGGTTGTTCCCAAGATTGCAGTATCTTCTGCATTTCTGTTTGTAGGTCAGGCATCGTCATCCTCAAATAGGTTAAGTTGTTTTGGGTCAGGCATCGTGTGCGCTAAGTCTTGCATGTCACGCAGGCGCATCTCTAGCCTCTCAGAAAGAACTTTGATTAACCCCGAATGCCCATCGGCAAACCGGATTAGTTCTTCGTCAGTCAAGTTGTCGTAATTCATTTAAGCTCCATAAAGTTAATTAAGTTTCCATCGTCGTCGGTTGTGAACCAGACGATGTTGTCAGGAGGAGGCACCATCACCCGCTTCAGATGCCCACCCACAGTTGCTACGTCCCTGATTCTTGATAGCCAGTCAGGTAAGTCAGTCACAAGCCCACGAGATGCAGTCTCATGCCCATCACGCCATTGCTTGAGCGTGTAGTCGTGCCCTCGTTCTTCGTATCTACATTCGTACATAGGATTGTCTTTGTGATACCCAAGTTTGTGTTCTAGCATGCGAAGTGCGTCAGACTTCGCTCGCCCATGTCTGTCTGCCATGTCTGTAATCTCAGTTACCAGACTCTTCACTTTCCCCATCATGTATACCCCAATCAAAAGCACCTAAGATCTCGTCCACCTTCTGCTTTGTGATTGCACGAGTGCTATCTTCTTCACGCAATTCTTTAGGTGTTACCCCAGACAATACCTCCTCAAGCTTACGTGAAGCTTTCGTCAATGCAGGGTCGTTCGTAATGTTCATCACCTGCAACAACTCGCACAAGTCAACGGCATTGGTAACTGTTGTGTCGTGGAACGTACGCTTCTTGCCATCCTCATCCACAGTCAAGCGATCACTCAGCTTACTGATAGCGTTATACAAACGAGTCCATGAGTCTTGGTTCGCAGCTCTGAGCTTAGCGTCGAGCTTCTCTTCGTACTGTGCGATCAGAGTGCGTTGTACTTCGCTCTCAACGTCAAGGCGGAAGTCACCACCAGTAGGCAAGGGAGTGAACGATGCCTCCATACGAAAGCGCTGTGCCACCTTGCCCCTGCTTGGGTACTCGCTACGATCAAACAATGTACCGAGTTGGAACGCCGCCCCTGCCACGAGTGTCTCGTACTTATCCAAGAACGCATCGACAAGTCTGTCAAACTCACTGCGGTGTCTACCCATAGTCTGCTGATACTCAAGCAGTGCCGCAGTGGGCAACAGCCTTGCCCCTTGGTCATTCCAAGGGAGCGTCAAGCGATAGTGTTCAGCACGAGCACGAGCCTGAAACTTAGTGATGGCCTCCAACTCTTTGCACTCAGCAAATAAGTTCTTGTACACCGATGCCGCCTTCTTGGAGCCTGACCCCTTGGCGTTAGTGACCTCGGCTTGCGTACTCTTGTCTTGCTTACGACCCGAGTAGATTGCAATGTTTAAGTCCACCATCATGGCGGAACGAGCGACACCTGCAATAGGCTTTTCAGTTTGTGTTGTGTAGTAGTTCATGATTGTTCCAAAGTTATAAGGTTAGAAGTTTTTGCTTGTTTGTTCGTTGAGTTTCATGGACAGCTTGATCGTGTCGATGTAGTCTTGGTTGATCGCAACCACGTTGAATATGTCGTTAGCCACGACGGGTTTGATTAGAGGAACGAAGGAGTTCTGATACCCCTGCGACCCTAGGTTGCTGCCCACATGCGACTCTGTTAGATGTTCCGCCCCTGCCAATACATCGACGAGGCTCTCTAACTGTCCTATGTCCAACAAGAGAAGGTTCCCATTTACAGTTATCCTAAACTTCACATTCTTCTCCTTCAATTTCAAATGTTATTTCGTTGCACTCACACGAATCAATGAACGATTCTTCGCTAGTGACGTTCTCGTATTCATCCCTTAGTCTGTCATACATGTCTTGCATGAACCTTTCACATGTCGATTTGATTTCTTCCTCAAGCCCTGCGCTGTCCCACTGCTCGGTAACTAGCTCGACCCATGCCTCCTCATCGAGCATCGCAAACACCCCTTCGGGTTGAGTCTCGTACAAGTACTCGGTCACATTGGTGTGCATGTAAAAGCCACGATTGTTGGTGCGAAAAGTTATGTAGCTACCGTCCGATTTGCACGCAAGGTACAAGGCTGGGTATCGCTCGATGTACTGCGGGTTAGCTTCCATCCACTGATAGACCGTGACATGCCCATCGAACGCAGCCCCATCACCTTGCGAGTAGCTGATGCACCAAGTAAACCTATCCACCTTGATGCCATACACCCGCATCTGTGATTCAAAATCTTCCTTAATCCAGTCAGCCCAATCGTCATAAATGGCGTGTTCTTGCCATGCGTAGTACTCTTTCGCGAATCTTTTGGGGTCAAGCTCTTTCAATTCTTGTGCAGTTACTTCTTTCAAAATCTCACCTCAATCTCTCTGCGCACACACAGATACCCTTGTGCGTCACCCGTGCTGTCGTATTCAATATCGGTATCTTCTTCACCAACACGAATGACCTCGTACTCGTAGTCAAGCTCGTGCATCTTGGTTAGGAACTCACCAAACTCCTTCACATCAGAGTATGAGTCATACCACTTAACACCCTCAACCGAAAACTGAAGCACACGATGCTTGTCATCCCACACGAAGCACTCGCTCCACTCGTCAAGTACATCCTTGAACGTTGTATTCATTAAGAGCTTGAGCTTGTCGTAGTGAAGCAAGCTTTCCGCCCCACTCACGGGGTAAATGAGCGCCATCACATCTGATCTGTATCCCATTTCAATTCTCCCCAGTTACAAGTAACGCAGTTGCAATAGCATCTGCCAACGCCTCGTCATCCTTAACGATGTACAACGTGACATCCCACTCATGCTGATGTGATTTGCGGTGCATGATCTCAATGATTTTGCCGTTGACTGCTTGCAACAACTCAACACGTTTGAGGGGTGCTTTTTGTGTATGCGAACCGGTTGACACGACATCTGGTCTATTCGAAACCAAGGCAACACCCTCATTCCGTATGCCTGCTCTAATCATGCGTCCACGAAACCAAGTAAAAAACCAATCCATAATATTTCTCCAAAAGTTATAAGGTTAGAAGTTATGCCTCGACACGAATCGTTGTACCGAACGGTGCAACTAAGTCAGACGACACAGCCCACAATGTAGGCACATCTGTATTGCCCCAGTCGCCGACATAACCGTCAGTAAACTGCACGATTGCCTGAGGTGTGAGGTTCTTTTCCTTGAGGTATTTGAACAACACCGAACCGTCCGTGCCCCCACCGCCCTTGGGCTTGAGGTCTTGTACAGCGAACTGGCCTTCCTCGAATGTTTGATGACCCGCTACCTCGGTGTCCCAATAGATCACATGCACCTTGGTCGGCTTGATGTCCTCAATAATTTGCTTAATCTCAGAAACAAACATGGTCATCTCATCGCCACCGAAAATTGAGCCGGAGGTATCGAAGCCGATCACAAGCTCTGTCATAGTAGTGCCGACCATAGAAGGCATGTAAACGTCGTAGCTCAAGAACCTACGATTAGGCTTACGCCATGAGGACTCGTCACGCCCCGCGCATGTCTCGGTGATGAACTCACGCAATACTTTCTTCCAGTCGATCTTGGGTTGCAGTAAGTCACCGAACACACCATCCGCATTACCCGCGCCCTTACCCGCCATCTTGCGACGCACGATCTCACCCTGACGAATAGCACGTTGGATCTCATTGGCTCGCTCTTGCTCCTTAGCGGGGTCGCCACTCGTAGCGTTCTCCCAGTCATGCTCATCCATGCCATCACCATCGCCTTGACCTTGCCCCTCACCATTAGCCTTGAGGTCTTCGAAGATCTGCTTGACTGACCACCCACGATACTTAGGGTCAGGCTGAACACCAACGCTAGGCATCTTGATGAACCCCTCACCCGCATCCATATCAACCAATGACAAGTTGACGAAGTGATCTGCTGCGATGTTGGCCAGTTGTGCGTTCTCGTCGTGTAGTGCGCGCCATACCTGTAAGTGACGATAGGCTTTGTGCTGTGCCTCATGCAAGATAAGAAAGCGTAGCTCGGGGTCAGGCTTCATGTACTGCTCGATGAAGTCAGGGTTGTAGTAAACATCCCACCCGTTGGTCGCCGCAGTGGATACGTCGTCGTTCACCTTGACCTTGCCACACGCGAGGATGCCGCTGTACGAGCAAAAGGTTTTGTGTTGCATGATGGCGATGTGAGCCTTCTTGATTCGGTCTTGTACGTTCATGGTGTTTCTCCAAAAGTTATAAGCTTAGAACTTATGTGTTGTTGGGATAGGGAACTCGTCATCTTTATCTAGTAGCCGTGCAATGCGCTCAGCTATGGCGATCTCCTCGACTGTGCGTTCCCGTAGAAATCCCTCTGCCATCTGTTGTCTTAACTTGGCGGTGCGCACAATGAGGTGCCCTGCCCTACCTTGCTCAGCAACCTTAAGCTTGGAAATATTGTGTGCACATCGTTCGTCAATTGTTTTGTAAAAGTCTGAGCGTGTGGGTCGGTATCGCCTCTCGCCTGAGTCGTCGTAGTTCATCTTCTGCAGGGTGCAGTCAGCCTCAAGCAAGCCAATCATCTCGGACAAGTTGTCAGCAGTGATCGGGCGGGGTGTTGTAAACGTCATGTAGTCTGCGCCTTGCGCCACATACACAATAGGCCGTTCACCCGCTAAGCTAAACACCAACTCTCGCACATCCCTAGTCTTGCTTGACCACCCACCGTTGTGATAGCCCGATGCAATACTTTTGCGAGCCATGTTGCGTATCGTTCTACTCAAACGAGTTGGGTTAAATGTTGCAGTGGTCTGCACTCCGGGCGCTTGCAGTTGTCTTGCAATGGCGTACATGTGGCTCATGATTGTTTCCTTAGGAAGGCTGTTTGAATGTTCCACGCATCTTTCGAGAGGTGATAGCGTGGGCGTGGGGGTGTGTAAGACTTACTGATGCGATCAGGGTGCCAGTCTTTTTTCAGCACAACAATGGTCTTGCCGTTTGAGTTTCGTTCGATGATGAGCATCACGGTCTCCAGTAGTAAAGGTCAAGGGCTAGCACGATGAGTGCAAGGGCGAGTAGTAAGCGCCAGAGGCGTTCTAATGTAGTAAACATTATTCGTGTACCTCCGTTATTATTTCGACGTCCCAGTCTGCATCGTTGATGTTGACTGTGTTGGCTTCGATGTCTGCCCACGCCACCTCCTCGGCTTCGTCTTCGTTGTTAGCTTCCACAGTTACCGTTATGTAACTTGTGCGTTTGAATTCCACTTCGTATGTCTTCATAATGTTCTAACCTTAGAAGAATTTACCGAGCTTGGCGGCTTGAGCAGTGAACTTACGGCTACCGCATGCCATACCCACTTTGGACTTGTTGGATGCAAGGGATGTAATAAAGAGGGCATGTGCCTCAAACGATTCGTTAGCCATTCGGTCTGCGTAGTCCATCACAGCGTCAATAGTCTTGGCATCCACTCGACCGGCTAACATGAACGCAAGAATAAATAGCGCACCGGCACTCGTGGGCACCTTGGCCTTGAATGGTTCCTTGACGATGTTCTCAAACAGAGGCAGTTGATCTGCCAAGTTAATGAGCGCATCCATGTCACGAGCAGCGGCTTCACCTACTGTACCTGCGAGGGCAGGGAGGGTTGCATCACCGAGGACGTTACGCATCTTGATAATGTTGGATGCCTTCTCGAGTGAACGAGGCGAGCAGAACGCCTTGATGTTGCCCGTCAATGGGTTGAAGATGTAAGGGTTCTTAGCCTTGGGGTCAAGGTCGGTGTAGCACTCGAACACTTGCGGATACTGCTTGGCGAACGCCATGATCTCAGGGGCTATGTTGTTGTCGGATGCCCACTCAAGCCATTGGTCAGGTGAGGGGTTGGCTAGGTTCACGACAGTCATGCGGTTGTACGCATGGGCAGGGATGTTGTCGCCCACGCCATCGGTGTCGAGGTTGGTTGTTGCACAGATGATTGACCCAGTACGATAGTTCACATCACCTACACGATGTTCGAGGATAGTCGGCAACAACATGTTCATCACAGGGCGTGATGCTTTACCCAACTCGTCAAGCATAAGGATGACGGGTCGAGTCTGATCTTTACCTACACCGAAGCGTACGTTGGGTGCATACGATGTGGTCATGTTCTCTCGGTCAATGACAGGCATAGCCAAGTCACCAAGGTCTAGGTTTGCACAGTCAATGTAGCAAACGTGATAGTCAGGTAGTTCCTTGCCTAGTGTTGCAAGGATGGATGATTTACCTACACCGGGCTGACCACGCAGTAGGATGGTGTTTGTTGTACCCACGTTACGGATGAGGGTAGCGGCTTGTTTGAGGTTTACGGACAAGTTCATGATGATTTCCTTGGATTGAAAGTTTGGGGGTTGAAATTCTAAGATTAGAAGTTTATGAAAATAGGCTTGCGCCACGCTTACAGTACGAATGTCTCAGAGCGAGACACAACATACATGTTCTTTTTGCAGTACTGCATGATGGATGCCCAACATGCTTTTGCATCTGATTTCTCGGTGTACTCGTAGGTACGACCGTTTGTTGCCCATGAGTATTGGCGTTCGAATTTAGTTCGGGCAATGAGTAGTTTCCATTTGTCGGCTTGTGTGCTATCGGCAAGCATCTCGGGCACTTTCACACCGAACAATGCGTAGTTGTCGATCTCCATTTCCTCGGGGGTCGATACCGCATACAGAATCTTGAACGCATCTTTAAAGCCTGAGGTTTGTATGCCATCAGCAAACTCTTTCGACTCTGCCTTGTCGATGCGCTTCATCTCGAACGCTCGAAGTGGTGTGATGATTTCGCCTTGCTCGTTCAGCGTGATGCCGTCGTAGTATGAGTACCGCTTGCCATTGACCCGCAGTACAGGTTGGCTTTGGCTGAGGATAGATTGTTTGTACATGGAGAGCGAGCCGCCCTCGAAGAACCCGAACGCCTCGTTGAGTCGCAGGATAGTTGTCGGTCTGTCGTACCATCCGCCCGTATCAATCGTCACGGTGCCGTCCGGATTTGCCGTGATTAGGTCTGTACCAAACATACGAACGCGGTATGTGTCGTCGTTGCCCTTGACTACACGAAAGTGTGTCATTCCTCTGCGGTATCTGTTGGCAGGGGCATCTCCCTTGTTAGCGCCACGCTTATACATATAGCGTGACAAGTGCATTGAAAGTTTTGTGTACATGTTCATGGTAGTTTCCTTTAGATCTAATGTTATAAGCTTAGAAGTTTGGAGGGGTTAGGTTGTTCGTTTGGGGTTAAGCTGCATCAGGGTTGCCCTGTCAGTTACCAACATGTAGTTGGATTTGTTTAATGGCACAGCGCAGTGCTTGACTTTGCGTGCTTCGCTTTCACCACATGCCATGCAAGTGGGTCGTGTCATCCGTGCTCGTTGGGGTTCTACGCGTACTGCGTAGCAACAAGTGCAGATCGGTAAGTGGTAGTGAGTCATGGTCTCTCCTTGTGTATTCAATAGGGCACGAGTTGTCATGCCCTACAAGATAAACAGGTACTCTGTATCTTTGGACTACGATAGGGTTTGTCGGTGTGATCTATCCGGCTTGTCGCCGTCCCACATCCCTTGCAGTCGTGACGTTTCTCATCAGAGGACTGCACCCATTTAGGTAGTATGCGTACGCTTTGCATGTTGACTTTCCGGATGGTTGACACTTGCCTATATCCTTACTCCATCAACATACTGGGGCTAAACCCAACGCCTATTCACCGAGTGAGGACTGCACATGGCATCCTTTCAGGCTTCTATCATTTAGACAGCGGCGGCTCGAAGGTCTTGTGCACGAAACAAAGTTATAACCTTATAACTTACACAAAGACCTAACTGATAGATTATTAAAGAACAGACCCGCAAATAGAAAAGGCTGGGTGTAAGTCGAGGCGTTACTCGACTTGATGTTATCAATTATAACAGATTATACCCAGCTTGTCAAGTGTTTTATAGTTATTCTGCTTCCGCCCATTCCCGCAAGATTGCGGCTGTTCGGGCTTTGGCTTCAGGCGTGTTGTCTGGGTCTGCCTTCTTACCTGCGGCTACGATCTGATGAATACGAATCAGGGACAGGTCATAATCTGCGGCAAGGATCTTGCGCTTCACGCCATTTTTAGCCCGGCGGTAGATTTCGGCATCTCTTTCAGCCGCTATGTTGCGCAGTGACTTGTCGGGCGTTTGGCGGGATTTCTCATCTAAAGCAGTAATGGCTTTTCTGATTGCCTTTTCCACAGACATGCCGTTTGCAAGTGCGTAGCCTTGGGCTATTGAGATGTGCCGTTCCCCGATCTTGAGCCAAAGCCGCAAGGCAGCAACAGTTGCACCTTCGAGCCCATCTTCGTGGGTTTTAGCCAAAGCTTCAGCGGATTTGATAGGCAAGTTGATGGTCAACTCGTGCATGGGTTCGTGCATGATGGCGGTGGTATGAGTCAT